CAAATCTCCTGGAGCGGGACTGCTAACCCAGATGCCGTGCGAGGCGAGAGTTCCCGTGTAGCCTTGCCCGTTGTAGTTGAGGTTATTCGGGTCAGGACAGCCAGCTTCCTTGTAGCAAAGTGTCGCGAACCCGGAGCAATCGATCCCGCGCGTATGCGCATCCGCACTCCAAAGCGAGTCGGGCATCGGACGAACTTCGGCATAGTGCCAGCGGTTGGTTGCGCGAACCTGGAGAGCTTTGCGAGCTACTTCGACAACAGCGTTGCGAGATCCGTCAGTACCTTCAATCCCGCCGAACTGCGCCGGGTCAGACGTCCCGGGTTCCGGATCGACAGGCTTGCCCCAACCGGACGGCGGAGCAAAGTTCTCTTGATCCTGTTCGGGCAGTGTCGCTGCTTTCTTTTTGAGCGAGATCGTCGCTGTCGAATCAACGAGCAGGTCGCGGTCGAAGCTCGAAACGATCCAGCGACCGTTCCATGGCCCCATGTTCTGAAGCACGACGACCGATCCCGGCGGCGCGAACCAGCGACCGATGCTAACGGTCAACGTTACATTCGCTGCCTTCTTGCCGGGGTCGTAGTCTCCATCGACACCAAGCACTCCAATATCGAACTCGCGGATGACCATCACTGGCTGCGACTTGAGCAAGTCGTCGTCACTCATGTAGTAGAAGACACCGCTGACCATGAACGCCCGCCAGTTGACCTCCTCAGCCATCCGCTGGATCGCGTCCCAGGACGACTCGTGCGCCAGCCACTGTTTTGAGTTGTTGGTCGGCGGCGTTCCTCTGTAGTAGAAGTAGCCGCTGCCGATAGTCGTCATGTCCTGCTGATTGTTGACGGACGCCGCCGAGTCCTCGGTGTTGTTGCCGGGGATCCCGAACGCAGACACGTAGCGATCTGCCTCCGTGTGCCAAAGCTCGTAGCGATCCGGATAGGCTGACCGTTGAACATCTTGGCAGATCTGGCCATAGCTCTGCGGCGTCGGGAGCTTCTCAGCTGGGATGCATTGCTGGAAGAAGAGACGCGCTGATGTTGCCGGGTCGTGACGCTCTTGGAACGTCCCCCAGCTAGCTCGTTGCTGGAAGAGACCGACGCTGTCTCGATCCCCGCCGGGATAGTTGTGCAGAGTGCTCTCGGTGATCGCTGTCATGATCCCGCAAACGAGCACCCGCCGGTTCGCGCCCATCGAATGTCCTGTTTGAAGAATGATGTTCGCGTTCTCGATCTGCTCGTTAGTCGCGGTGACACCCTTCACCGTCAAGGGCTGATTCTTGTTCGGCTGTTTGAGACCCTTCGTCAGGATCTTCGTCGCGTCAAACGGGTTGCCGAACGGATCCTGGTTGTTCGTCGAGGCAGGTTTGTTCTGATCCGGAGGACTGCCGACAGAGAGGTTCGGGATTCCCGGCTGCTTGCCTGCTACGGTATCGCCGTAGGTCGGCAACTGGCTGCTATCCTGGATTGGTTGGGCGACGTGAAGCTCCGGGATCACGACAGGGATCGGATCGCCCTTGTATTCCTTCGGCTCGCGGATCAAGTTGAGGATGAACTCTGCCCGAGTCGTGTGGCTTCGCTGGGCAATCTTGATCTTCTTGTAACCCCGGAGGATGCAGACTTCGCGATCCTCGAAGGTGAGAGTGATCTGATCGTCCTGCTTCTCAACTTTGACGAGCCGGAACCAGAGACCGTCGATTTGAACGTCAAGCTTATCATGGAGGAGCCCGCTTTGAAGCAAGCTGCGGTTGTGGTCGAGAATGCTTACCGTCAGCGTCGAGCTTCCCTCGATGGTACGGCTGATCTTCGCGCTAGTGATCCGCGCTACCGCGTCGAACTTGATGACACTCTGGAAGTAGATCAGGAACTTGGAGACATCGAGACTCTTTCCCATCGCCTCGTTCTGAACTGCCCGCTTGTCCAGGTGCGACCGCTCTAGTTTCGTCGTCCGCTTCTTGGGCAGAGTCCTGACGGCCATTACGGGATCCTCAAAGTTGTCTGAGGCTGGAGCGGCTTATCGCCAAGGATCCGGAGCGGTGGCTTCTGAGCGTTGGCGATTACCTTCCATTGCGAGCTATCGCCGTAGACGCGAGCAGCAACCGAGCGGAGCGTGTCGCCTTTCTTGGTCACCCATCTGGCAGGCGTCGGCGTCGGATCCTTACCGATGACGTCTACCCGTTCCTCTTTGACGTACTGTAGTAGATGGACGACCGCATCCTGCCGCTGGCGACCGGCGGCGTCCCAATAGACGTTGTCTCCCCAGTCGATGCCCGTGATCACCCACCGGATCCCCTTCACCGGCACCTGCCCGTCGATCATCACGGTCGGTGGCTGATTGAGAGCAGCGCCCATCTGCATCTGATTGAGCTTGGCGATGTCACCCTCGACCGATCTGCTGTCAATGTACCCGTCGAACAACACCGGCACATCCATCCCGTACGGATCGCGTCCGTTCCAAACAGTCATTCCGATCCGGCGCGGCCGGTCTACTGTCGTCCAGCCGCCGCCGCCGGCAGTCATCTTCGGCGCTCCATCTCCTCGGAACATCGTCACCGATGTACCGTTCGAGGCTCTGAAGGTATACGTTTGGCTCATCTACGTGCCTCTGCGTTCGCCTGATGCTTGGTGACGACCTTCGCCAGTTGGAGCCCGTCCACCTGGAGCACGGTCGTCGCGTACAGATCCTGCGGACCCCAATTGCCTGCGCCCTTCATGCTCGTCTGAGTCGAGAGCGGCACGACGGTCGCGGCAGTTGGCAAATAGAGAAGCTCTGGCCCGTTCTCGCCGACAATCGAAGCTCCGGCACGAGTCGTGATCCCGCCGACTGCCTGGCCCGGATAGCCTGGACCGCCAGGGAAGATATGGTGTGTCCGCATCCTCAAATCCTCCTGCGAAGGAGCGCCGCCGAGCGGGTGAGCGAGATGCTGGATGTTCGTCGAGAACTGCCTGCCGATCCACCCGAGTGGTCCAAAGACCTTCTTCATCAGATTGTAGATCCACCGGAGCTTCGCGGCGAACCAGTCGAACCACTTGGTAAAGAATCTCTTGATCGCATCCCAGTGCGAGTAAATCTCCGATCCGATCAAGAACGGGGCGAGGATCGTCGTGGCAAAGAGGTACCAGTGCTCTCTCATCCACACCCAGGTCTCATTGACGAGGTCATGAAACTTCTTCCACTTGAAGTAGAGGATGACAAGACCGACGGTCAGCGCCAGGATCGCGAGTGTTAGCCAACCCATTGGGGTCGCAAAGAAGGCCGCGCTCGACGCTATTAGTTCTTGGGTGAACAGGGTGACGGCACCCGTCGCTGCGAGGAATGACTTGCGAAGCTGCATCGCCAGCCTATCCATCCTTGTCCAGGCGCGGAAGCGCCCGGTCTCGCCGACGACCTGTCCTGTCCAGAGGACCTTCAATGCTGCCCTGGTATCCTTCAGCGAAGGCAGCAATGTGGCGATAGCTTTTCCGAGGAACGCTAGCTCTCGTTTGTTGGCAGCAGTAGCGGCCGTGTTGAGTTCGGTCGCCGCTGTATCCTCGTCGATGGCTGCCGCCTTGTAAATGAATGATCCGGTCAGGATCGTGTTCCACGTCCAGATCGCGATGTCCTTGGCAATCAAGACACCCTGCGCTATCGCAGCAATCTCCATCTTGAGGATCCAGAAGCCGACGGCAGCAGCGAGGACGTAGAAGAGGACTCGCAAGAATGGGAGCTTCGAGACGAGGCTAAGGATCCCGATGAAGATTTGCGCAATGGCGAATCCTACATACAAGAAGATCGGCAGGATCTGCTTGAAGGCCGGGATCATCTGGCGGATGATCCGCCCGAGGGCTGCCCACACGGCGGCAAACTGCTTCCAGATTGCCAGCAGGGCGGGATTGGCGGCACCGAGGAATCCTCGGATGCCGCCTTCTCGCATTCCCCGTGCGCCCGCCCCAGACAAGAAATCTGAGAAGCGCCGACCGATCCGCTCCAACGCTGTGAACTGGTGCTGCTCAAGACCACCGATGATCTGAGCTACATAGTCGTGGATGGACGACGCGATACCGCCGATTGTCGACAGCTGAAGTCTCTTCGCCGCGCCCTTGTACTTCGGGTCTAGCTCGATGCCTCTGATGAGAGCATTAAGAACTGTAGCGGCCGGGATATGGAGGGCTCCAATACGAGCCAATTGGTCTCCGGTCAATCCAAGCTGCTCCTGAAGGATCCGGTAGACCGGGATACCATCGCGAGCCAACTGGAAGAGAGTTTGTCCGGTTACGTGTCCGACGTTCACCATATGCCCAAGCGCGACTGTGACGCGGTTCAAACTTGCGCCGGTCGCTTTCCCCTGAGCAGCGAGCATATCGGAGAGAGCTTGGAGCAATCCATTCGTCTGCTTGAGCGGAACGTTGAACGCCATCAGCGTCCGGCCGGCAGTGGAGATGTCCTTGAACGTCAACGGCGTAAGAGCAGCCAATTGGTACCAGCGGGCGACGACCGCCTGAGCCTCCTTTTGACTACCCAGGAATCCGGTCAGAGCTACCGTCGTAGACTGGACCTGAGCGTTGTAGTCGAAACCCCATTTGGCTAGGGCGACGGCGCTCGCGGTCAAAGCCAGCGTTCCCATATAGGAGTAGCGGCGCAGAGTGAACATCGCCTGGTTCATCAACCAAGTGCGCTTCCGTGCCTTATCCAACGCGGTGCCGAGATAGCCGGTCGCCCGCCCGAGCGCGGTGACCTCTTTGCGCGTGGCAGAGAGACCGGCGACCACCCGCTGTGATCCAGTCAGTACCAGCTGGATGGTCGCCATTCTCATTTCATCGACTCCGCGAGCCTAGCAATGATCCTCCGGGCGAGATCCTCGCGGCGCAACTGGTCACGTTCGGCGTAGGCGTTGGCTATGTCCATCATCGCGATCCGACGCAACGCATCGGTCTCGTCGAGGAACGCCATCGGATCCATACCCGCCTCTGCTACCAAAATCGCCGCCATGATCTCGTCGTGTCGCCCGGAGGAACCTACCCCTCCAGGAACTCCTGATCTACGTTGACATCGGTGTTTGTTAGCCAACGCGTGAGGTTCAGGCCGACCTGCCCGATAGCGAACTCATTGTGTCCGAACACGAACGACAGCGCCTGACGGGCAGTCTGCTTTGAGTCACCGTTCGCCCCCATCCATTCCGCCAACTCAGTCCAGCTAGAGAGGGGCGTCGGATCGTTGTCGCTGACAGTCAACTGAGTCGGCTCGATCTTGCCGGGCTCTTGTACAAAGAACCCGTCGGTCGCAGCAATGAGCGTATCAGTCAGAACGCGCATCTGTCGCTCGTTCACATCACGGAGATTCTCGCCACGAACCTTCCTGCCGATCTGCTCAACTTCCTGGCGCTCGATGTGGCGGTACCGGACCAACAGAGGTAGATCCTGCCCGTAGCCCGGCACCGCCATGAACGTCTCCTTTTGCTCGGCGATCTCTGCCCGCTTGGCCCGGAGTTGCTCCATGAGTGTCCCCGGAACCTTCGGCTGATCGATCCCCGCTACATACATGTCTTGATCGTCCATGCTCCCTCCTCAGACCGTCGCCTAGCTCGTCGGGAACCCGTCAACGGTCACTTCGATTTCGATCATGCCAGCACCGGAAGCCTCAGAGTCAACTTCCGGGAAGGTGACGCGCTTCAGGATGCCGTTGTACACGATGGGGCGTCCAGAGGAGTTCCCATCGAGATCAAGCGGCTGCTTGGAGACAGTCACCTTCGACTTTCCTGCTGCGTTGATCATCGCCTGAGCCGCGTCGTGATCTCGTTCGAGCCGGTAGAGCCGCGAGATGGTCAGGTTGCCAACGCTCTTGCGCCCGCCGAGGCTGATCGGATCGACCATCCCGCCGGGGTAATACTTGGTGTCGTCGGAATCGACTTCGCCGCCGGTCAGCTTGTCCCAGGTGCCCTTGATGATGGCCACCTTGGAGTTCTCCGGCCTGAAGACGGTCACCGACACGTTGTATGTATCTTGTCTGGTCGGACCAGGCATTACGCCACCGCCTCAGTGATCGCCCGCTTGACGATCTCGACCTGGACGAACTCCCCGAACGGACTGATGCGGATGTTCAGCACCGCGTGAAGCTCATTGTTGGCGAGAGTCGTCGGGGTATTGACTTGATTCCCAACGTTGACGAAGAACGCCTCGTTGGGGTCGCCTCCGTAGAGATCCCCGTTGTTGAAGTAGTCGAGGAGCATCCCGGACAAGGCACCGGAGAACGACGACATGAGCTTGCCTTGCCCGTCGATCTTGTCGAACACGTACGCCTCGGCGATCACCGAGGCATCGGACGCGATAGCCATGAACGTCCGCGATCCGCCGAGGTTTGCCCAAGTCGGATCGGCGGTCGAATCGACCAGTGTGCGCCAACCGTAGACGCGCACCTGGCCGAACATCAGCCTGATCACGTCCACCCCACCGTTGTTCAGCGTCTGCCGCGTCGGATCGTCCCAAGCAGGCTGAGAGAGTGCCGTTGCGAAGAGGCTGATGCCGAGATCGCCCGCCGACGGGCTTGCCGGACCGAGCCCCGCATTGCGAGCGATTAGACCGGCGACGAGCGCCGACGGCGGAATTGAGCGAGTTGTACCGGGCGTGATACCCGGAGCCACCAGCCACGGAGCGAACATCGCACCGTACCGCTGGTTGCCTGCCCGATCAGTCGCGGCGAGCGCCGTCAGCGTCGCCGCCGTACTTGTGTCCGGAGCATCGAGAACTGCGATGCGCCGGTTCGCCGCTGCGTGGGCCAGAAGTTGCAAGTGACGAGCACTGGTCGTCTGTCCAGGAGCAGATACCTGACCTGGCCCTTTGTCCGGCGTGTCGAGCGCGAGCGCAGAGGCCCAGTTCGCATCGACGATGTTGTTGCGGTCGTCGGCTCCACCGGCGAGGACGGCAGCAGCCGCCACAGCCGGCAGGTTCGTCGAGACGCCAATCGAGAGGCGGATGTAGTTGGAGTACTGTCCCCACAACTGAGCCGCCTGCTGAGTAGCGAGATCCGGGCTGGCCTCGACTTCAACGCTGTTGGCGTCCTGGATGAAGATGACGACCGTGCCGCCTGCACTACCGGCACGGACGCCGACCTTGATGGCGTTGTAGTACGCACCCGGCCCGATAGCCGTGGCGACGAGCGAGATCGCCGCCGAGCCGTCGAGCAGGTTCTTGGTTGCGCTTGCTGCCGCAGGGCCGACGACGCGGTTCATCATCGCAGAACCGCCGCCCTCGCGGAAGAACACGTCCAATGAGTCGTACGACATCGCTGCGTAGCTCTGTCGCAAGCCAAAGATGCGCTCGAAGTCCGCCATGCTCTGGACAAGCGTCGGACCGAGCGGCCCTGCGTCCGCTAGACCGACAATGTGCCAGACGCCGGTATCGGTCGGAGCCGATCTCGGTGGCGGAGTTGCGCGCTGGCTGATGTAGACACCAGGGCGGTATCCCATCTAGCTCTCCTCCTCCTTGTCGCTTGCCTTCGAACTTCTGGACGACTTCTTGCCCTCCTCCTCGACTGTGATGAGATGGCCATCGTCCAGAAGCATCTTGTTGTGCGGATCTTCGAGATCATCATCTTCCAGATCCACGAACTCGCCCGGCTCGATTGGACGGCCGCTGGCGAGCGATTCGGGATGACTCCCGATAAAGCGGTACCTAGTCATTAGGCAACAACCTCACTTCCACTTCGACTGTTTCCGCCTCAGGCCAATCGGCACCGGGCTGACCCAGTGGGTCGGTCGGCTCAATGGGTGTCGTCGGCCCACTGAACCTTGTTACCACGTCGTCCACGAGAACCTGGAAGATGACTTGCGCTGCCCGGATCGTTCTGCGCTCGTCCTCCGGCACCGGGACTTCCGTGTAACTCTCGTCAATCCACTCCGTGCCGGCCGTCATCCCTCCGAGCGTCGGCTGTTGGAGTAGGATGGCGCGAACAGCCGCGCCGTAAATCTTTGCCGCAAGGTTGGTGTTCTCCTCGGTGTTGGCGCTTGCTGCGACTCCCACACCGATGCCCCACCAAGCGGAGATCGTCCCATCGCCCTCATACCTCGGACGAGTCACTGTGCCGGTCGAGAGCGCGATGCACATAGGCAGGCGCTCATCGGGCAGCGAGTGCCACGTGTTTGTTGTCGAGTAGACGCGGGGCGGCGGGAACAGACCGAGCGTCAAATTGAGCTGACGCTCGATCTCCTGGATGTACGTCGGCATCCATTTCTCTAGCGTGTTCAGAACGGCCATCTCCAAAGTATGGCCGACGAAGATGCTGTCAAAGAGACTAGCCGGAGGAACGGACACCGACCAACGCTCCCATGATTCGATTCTCTACCATCTTTACCCAACGGTCGTAGTCGGACAGCAGGAACTTGAGGTAGGGCCGGGCAGGAATGCCGCGCTCCTCGTCACCATACTCGTGCGTCATCGCGTACTCGACGGTCGAGGAGAACTCCATGTACTGGTTTTGGATGACCTCGATCTTGTTCCGGCTGTAAGGCTTCGTCCACGAATCCATCAGCCGATGCCGAGACATCAAGATGCGAGGATCGCGATTGTGCGAGAGCTTCCACTCCAGGTACTTCTCGTCCAAAGCCTTCCAAGATCCGCCGCCGCGCCGTCCCTGCGATTCGAAGTTGATGCGTATGACGCGGCGGATGTCAGAGATGATCTGGCGCAGAGCGGGCTTCATGTTGATCGTCGCTCGTTCGGCGGCGGTGAGCTTCAACGCGGTCTCGGCTGCGCCGATGATCTTGATGTGGATGGGGCCAACGTCCATCGTCATAGCGGCCTACTCATCAAGTTGTCGGAGGGCGGGAATCCGCCGAACATCACGTTTGCGCCACCGTAGGTCTCGTCGCCGGTGATCGACTCCATCCACTCGCGGTTGACGGCGGTGCCGAGCTTATCCATCGACGAGTTGTACATCGAGAGCATCCGGTCGTACGGCGAGCCGGTCGAGCCGACCTGCTCCGGGAAGAACGACAACTCGATGGCCATCGCCGTCTTCCAGATGATCGCTGCTCGGACGAATTGATAAGCTCCAACCGGGATGTCCGTGTCGATGCTCATCGTCACTTCGTCGGCGCTGATGTCAATCAAACGGCGTACCTCGTCGTCAGTTGGCCGGGTGTCGGTGGTGAAGGTGCCGAGGTAATTGCCGTGCGCGTCTTTCGTTCGGGCAGTCATCACCGCGCCAATGTCGGAGATCTGCGGCAAATATCCGGATGTCTCGTCCGGCCCGGACCAGAGCGGAGCTACCGGCTGTTGAACATCGCCAGTTGCGTCGAGGAACGTGATCTGGTACCAGCCGGTATCGAGCGTTGCCTTCTCAGTCGTGATGTAGCGGAGATCCGGATGGGCTGGGTCTACATCGACCGGCGAGAGGTTGATCGTATCGATGACGGTGAACGGGCCTTCCTGACCGGCAGCCTCGCCGATCTTTACTTGTGTCCAACGAATCCCGTCATAACGAGGGATCGGTTGAACATCGTAGAATGACACAACTCTCATTCTTCGATGCCTCCTTCACCTTGCTCGACATCGCCGCCCGAACCACGAGAGACCTTAGCGTACATTCGTGCGACCCGTCCGGTGATGATCGGGACGGCGATATGTAACTTCGTTACATCCTTCACAAGATCGGCGACGAACGTGACGACGAGATTGAACTGGACCTGCCTCGCCAACTTTTGCTTCAACATCGTCGGGGTGATCGTCGTTGTGGCGGCGAAGCTCCGAGCGGCGAGCTTCCGGGCGGTCATCGCCGGCAGCACTACGAGGCTTTGCGAGAGCTTGTAGGAGACCTTCCGGGCTACGGCCGGGGTTAGGACTACCCCCGCCGCGAACGACTTGCCGACAACCTTAGACAAAGCCGGGATCAGGGTGACGGTCGCAGCGAGGATTCGGCCGTTCTTCCTGACCATCGTCATCGCTCCGGTCAACGTTGTTGTCGCCGCCAGAGCGCGCGGATACGTCTTGGCTGAAGTCATCGCCGCCGTATCAACCATCGTCACCGCGAGCGTCCGGAAGAACTTGGATACTTTTACCATCGCCGGACTCGCGATCAGCGTTGCAGCGAACGTCCGGTAGAACTTGCTCGCTGCCCCCATCGTGGGTGTCAGCACGACAGTCACAGCGAACGTCCGGGCTCCATGGACGAATCGGCTCATTGTCGCCGTCAGAGTAACAACGGCATTCGCCTGAATAAACCGAGACTTGAGAGGAACCATTGTCGGCGTCAGGGTAGTCGTAGCCGCGAAGCTCCGGAAGAAACTGACAATGCGTGCCATCGTCGGAGTCGCCGTCATCGTCACCGGGAAGGTGCGGGAGTCTTTAGCAACCCGAGTCATCGTCGGCGTCTCGGTTGAGGTGACCGGGAACGAGCGGAAGAATTGAGCAATGCGCGACAGCGTCGGCGAGATCGTTGCAGTCACGTTGAATACCCGAGACAGGATCGGGATGCGCGTCATCGCGGCGGTCAGCGTCACAAACGCATCGAGCGCCTGGAACTTCAACCCTGTGAGTTTTATCGGCGTCATCGTTACCGCGAACAAGGTGCCGGACGAGCTATCGCCGGCATTGAAGTTATCCATCACGACGGTGCCTGCCGTCGCGATCCCCGGCCTGCCCGTCGAGATGGCGGAGTCGGTCTGAGTAATCACAATGGTGCTGTTGAGCTTGATCCGAAGCGTCGTGCCCGATACCGACAACCGCATTATGTCCCCGGCGGTGGCAGTGAAGGATGTGTAGTTCGATCCGATCTGCGACCAAGTTCCGGAGATCATCTTGTACAAAGCGATGGTATAGGTTCCACCGTTGTTAAAGTAGATCGCGAGGTAATGATTGCCCATCGTCGAGTCGGCGCGCACGATAGCTCCTACCCAATATGCGGTAGGAGGCAGCGACGGAACTTGGATCTCCGAATACTGATCGGCGCTGATCGAGCCGGAGTTCCAATATGCGCCGCCGTTCGTCGCGCCAGTTGAGCCACTCGCCTTCGCCTGGTTACTGACAACGGCGATAGCTGCTCCGGTCAACGTGCCGGTAGTACCAAGTGTCCAGTTCGAGCCGAGTCCGCCGTCTGCCCGATTGAAGTCGTCAGAGTAGGTGACACCGGCTGCCGCGTAGTCGAACTGGCGCTTGAAGGTGGCCACCCTCGCCATAGTCGCGCTCAGGGATGAGGAGACGGCCAGCGGGGTGGCCATGACGAGCTTCTTCAACACTGCCGGCGCAAGCGTCGCCGTCACCGCGAACGTTCGCGCAAAGAACAGGATGCGCGTGAGGTTCGGAGTCAGAGTCGTCGTCGCGTTCATCTGCATGAAGCGAGACTTGAGCGGGGTCATCGTTGCCGTCAGAGTAGCGGTGACAGCGTTGGTTCGAGAATACGCAGCGACCCTCGCCATCGTGGGGGCGAGGACGGAAGTGATGGCGAGGGTTCGCGCGTACTTCGCAAGTCTCGACATGGTGGGCACCAAAGTCATCGAGACCGCGAGGCTTTTGAAGAAAATCGACCGCAACCAGGCAGCTGTTAGAGTCGCGGCGACCGCCATGGTGCGTGGGAAGAGACCGACACGCGCCATGCTCGGGGAGAGAGTTGCGGTCGCCGCGAGCGAGCGAGGATATGTCTTCGCTGCCGCCACTGTCGCAGGCAGACTCGTGGTAGCAGCGAAGCTCCTCGGATACTTGGCTACTCTGACGACCGCCGCCGCGAGCGTCGCCACCAACGCAAACGTTCGGAAGTAGGAACTCTTGACCGCCATTGCTGGTGAGAGAGTCGCAGTCACGGCCATCGTGCGGTAGTCGATGGTATTGTTCGTCATCGCTGCCGTCAAAGTCATCGTCGCGTTGAGCGTGATAGGCGTTAGCACTCCGCCAGCGGCAACCTTGAAGACCGCGATATGCCCGTTGTTGACGGCAGCGGTTGCCGGAGTCGCGGAGCCAGTGTATGATCCAGAAGTTGATGCGACTTCTCTATCGCAAAATGTGCCGGTACCTCCGGTTGGTGCAGAATCGTATCGTTCCGTCAAAGTCAGGCTGCCTGTTATGGTTTCCGCGCTGTAGGAAGTTGTTGCTTTGATAAACCACGCGCAGACGAACAGCCGGTCGGCGCTCGCTGTCGGCGTCACTGAGGGCGTCGTGTTCGTGCCCGAAGCGTTGGCCACGGCGTTTTCGACATCGAGCGGCGAGCTAGTAACGATACCACTGTACTCAACGACGAAAATGTGCGAACCGCTCGACGGAGTAGCACCGGTGAACGTTTGCTCACCGCCCGCCGCTACTTTGTAAAAAAGACGACTCGCACGCTGCGAACCGCCGGTGCCGCCCGATGCGTTCGTCAAAGCAGTCATTCCAGTCGGGGTGCCGAGCGTAATTGTCCCGGCGGTACCGCCTTCACCGAGAAACGCGACGAGCAGGTTGCCCGCCGTCGCGGGCGCATCAAGCGTTACGGTTGGAGCGGAACCGCCGGTCGTCCCCAGCTTCGACTGGACAACTGATGCTGACACTAAGAAGGATCAAGCGTGAACGTGTACTGGATCTGATCGCCGATGGCGAGCACGACGCCGGTATGGTCGCCGTGGATGACGAGCGTACCGCCGGACGTTGCCGTGAGGCAGCCGGCATTGGTGATGGTCTGAGCTGATGCGCTGGTGATTGTCGCGACGTTCTGCCACTTGGCGGTGGACGTGGAGCCCGTCTTGGTAATCGTTCCGGAGACACGAGCCTCGGCTGCCTCAGTGAACAGCGTCGTGTCCGCCTTGGCTGCCGTGCCCGCTCCGGTGCCCCAGCCGACGTATTGAGGATTCGTCTGGACGGTCTCGGTGAGCTTGTCGACGATGTACTCCTCGCCGGTGTTGGTGAGAACGACAGCCACTACTCCTCCTCTCCATACACGACGGGATCGACCTTGAGGTTACGGATGATCGGTGCTCCGTCCTCAGTTTGGTTGTCGGAGATCTGCCCCTTGGCCCAATCGGCCAGACACTCGTAGTTGTGTACAGTGATCAGCGCCCCGGCACCGAGCTTGTAGCCGAGGTACTGCGTGTAGCGATCATCGTCGAGTTCGTCCCCGTTGGCAGTCACATCGACAGCCAAGCGGACGATATTGCCTTCGTCGTCCGTCTCAGCGCCAGCGAGCGCGGCATCGACAGTCTCGATCACCGCACGCCGTGGCTTGACTACCGCTTGAACATGTGACAGCAGCAGATTGATCTCCTCGCCGCATGCGTCACACGTTACGGTTGTCGCGAGTTCGGCAGGCTTCTCGACGGCGCTCTTTTTGGCCATCATGCCTCCTGAATAGACATTTCTTCGGGTTCACTCCAGTCGCCATATGCGAGCGGAGCCATGTGCTTGTCACAGCGCATTACTTCGTGTACAGGTTTGCCTTCAGATGCCAGCCTCTGAAGTTCGTGCAGATCTACGTCACACCCGCACTCATACGTTCCAAGGAAGCGACGTACCCGGCGGATGGCGCGAGGTTTGGCCGGCATTGCGACGCGAACCTCCTGCGATCCGCCGCCGGTTACTATCACTTGTCTCTTCCAGAACTTGAGCTTCATTCTGCTCCCTTGAAGGGCGGGGTCGGGCTACGGTGGCAACCCGACCCCACGCTTGTCAGCCCTCGATGATCTTCGTGAGCCCCACTTCGAGACCGTGACGCGGATCGTTGGAGCTACGAACGTTCTCCGCAGCAAGCATCCGCTGTGCGAGATCCTTGTCCGTACCGACCTTCTGAAGAACCTCGTTCACCGTCCACGCCCTGCCCGTCGCCGGGTTGTCAGACTCCAGCCAGTCGGCAAGCTCGTGCTCGCCGAACGACGAGATGCTACTCCCCGGCTCCAACGCTAAAGGGGCGTTGGGGTCCTCGCCTGCCTCCATCGCCGCAACTTCCTCGTCGGTGAAGAAGGAGTGGTTGGCCTCTCCCTTGGCGAGTGCGATCTTGCCGATCTGATCGGTGGTGACCTCATCGTTCTGGTGCGCTTCGATGGTCATGAGGTTCGTCCCGCCGGTGACAGGGTCAGGAATTTGAACCTGATAGGAGAACATCAGGTCGCGGACTACCCGCTTGTCGCCCTGATCCTTATAGTCGTCCGACGGCTCATAGTCCGAAGGGACCAAGTAGGACGGATCGCCGTACAGATCGCTCGTATCCGTGCTTGACACGTTACCTCCTTCCTACGTCAGTCCGGTGAACTTGAGGACGGCGAAGCGGTTGTCGACGAAGAACAACGGCCGGACGCTCGACTGCGTCCAGTACCGCTGTGTCTCTTCCTCGTACCACTGCTCCGTGGCGAGCGGCTGCTCGACCCGCATCTGCCCCGGCTGGCCCTCGGCCACGACGTATGCCGTGCCGGCGGTTACGCGGTTGGTGACGAAGATCGAGATGCCGAGCGAAGCGAGCAGATCGTTGAGGCCGAGACCGTAGATCCGCGCCAGCTGAAGATACTCAGTCGGGTTGATGATCCACAGATTGAAGACGATCCCGAGTTCCTCCTGCTCTGCCTGCATCTGCGCCTTGGCCATATCGTACCCAGGCCAGGCGGTCGAGTTGGATGCAGAGGATCCAGCCGTGACGGTGGAGCCCCAAGACACGCCAGCGACCGTACGAGCCGGAGCCTGCTGTACGGCAGCCTCCAGAACCTCGACCGCGCGCTGGTTGATCTTGCGGACGATGGTGTTGGCCATCATCCGGACATGACGGGCGAACAAGCTCGTGTCGTTGCGGTCGCGAGCTTCGACCGTCACGAAGAACTTGGCGCCCCACTTCTCGACCTCAGCAACGAACGGCGCACGCCGCGAGCTAGTGACAAGCGGGAACTCGTCACCAGGCGTAACGCGCCCGATGTCGCGGTCGAGGTACAGATCGTTCGCCAACAGCTGGTCATAGACCACCGCGCCGCCGGTGACTCCGCCGCTGTTGGTGAAGACGCGATCCGCGAAGAACCGCTGAAGCGTCAAGTCCATCAGTGTTCGAGTGACGCGTGTCGGTGCGTTGAGCGCCATGTCCATCGTGATCGTCGTCGTGCTGACGGTCGGAATGGCCAGCGGATACGCAACCGGCTGGTTGTACGATGCGACGACTTCCCGCTCTCCCTGGAGGAGGGTTGCTGCGGCTTCGAAGTCGAGCGTGATTCTGTTCATGTCCCTCCTCCCGCTAGGTCAGCTGCAGGGCGATCTCGGCGTCCGCCCCGTTCGCAGCGTCGTTGACGCAGATGCCGAGCGCGACGCCGGAGGCAAGGACGATTGCCTTGCCTGCACCGTCCGACTGAACTCGGACACCTGCCGTGAGCGCGGTGCCCGCCGTCACCGGAACGATCCCGTTGCGGAGGAGACCGACCTTGCCGTTGATGGTCGGCTGATCGAACTTGGCGACACCGATGGCCGGGTCGCCAGACGCCGCTGTTGCGACCTTGTAGTTCGAGCCTTCGGCCGTGGCTGCGAGGCCAGGGCCGGACGAACGAGCCGCGCTGATCTTGACGAACGTCTTGCCTACGACGGCAGCCGTGACGATGGCGGGGATTGATTCGCCTTCCTCGTAGTACGGGATTGCCTCGTTGGCCATTGATTATCCCTCCTTTGCGTACGTCACGGGCTGGCGCACGTTGGCCTTGGCGCGGATCTCCGGGATCTCCGGGAACCAAGAGA